ACGGCGATTCCGAAACCGACACCAGCCGACGTAAACGGCAGTTCTGTGGCCGCCGCATCTGCGAAGATCACTTTCCAATCGTTATCCGCCGGCGTCGTCACAATGTCTGTGATGGCTTGATGCCCGGCCAACACCGGGTCGTAGAAGAGTTCCCCGTCGAGGCTACCCCCTTCCGCGTAACCGGTCTGCCCGTATTCCTTGCCGGCTCCCACCGTATCAAGGGTCGTCTTGTCAAAGGTCTCCGTTTCTACGCCGTTCAATTCCATCGAAATCACCTGCGCCACCGCCGTAAAAACGGTCGCAATGTCCTGTTGCAACACGGTCCCTTTGCATTTCACTTTCGCCACGTTCTGCCTCCTATTCCACGTACTGAATTGTCACATCGAGCGTGACCATCACTGTGCCCACGTCGGACCCGTCTCGCGGGTCTTCGTAGCCGTCCACTTCGCCGTTAAGAATCACGGCCTCAATCGTCTCGCCCCCCGCCGCTCCGCTGTAATCCTTGATGAAATCCCGGACGGCTTTCGCGAGGTCCGCCGCCCCTTTGCCGGTGGTTGCCTTACAATCAATGTCGATATCGAGGAACCGCAGCGGCCCGGTGCCATCCAGCGCCAGGTTTTCCTCACTGCCCATTTGCGTGATCAGGACGTGGGGGTACACCGCGCCTTGCGGCGCTCGCGTGATGTAAACCCGCGATCCGACGATCGTTGAAATCGTCGCTTCTCCGGTCAGCAATGCCCTCAATCCGGCCCTCATAGCTACCCCCTGATGTCCAACAGAAGTTCCACGGCCCCGAGTTCTCCAATCACAGCCGTGCCCGTCGCTGTGTCAGTCACAGCCACTGTGATCCGGATATCAAGCACGTCTCCAGGGGCAAGCGTCGCGCTGGTGATCGTAAAATCCTTGTTGGCGAACGTCAGCGAGTTGATCGACTGCGCAGCGGTTGTGCACAAGTCCGACCCGACTGACCCTTGCCGATCCGCCTTGTAGCACTCCACGTCGACGGTCGCCGTTCCGTCGGAAATCGTGACGTTCATCGCGGCGGCGATGCGGACGGACACCGTTTCCCCGTCGTCATACTCCGCAGGGATCATGAACAGGCAACGGGCGCGTTGCGTGACCGTCGTGGCTTTGGCGTCGCTGGTTTGTAGCGTGGGGGCGTCGGCTCCGAAGGTAGCGGCGATGACCGCCAAGTCATCAGCCGCTGCCGTGCCGGGCAGGTTGGTCTGCATGGCGTCATGCACGCGAAACCGGTCGAAGGGGACCGCATGCGGGACGAAAGGCTCTTGGTTCAGTTGCGCGCGGTCAAACTTCGTGGCAATCCCCCCAGGGACCGCCAGCGATCCCGTGATCGTGACCGCATCGTTAAATTGTGTCGGCATGTTATGTCCCTACTTTGATTCTCAGCTTGGCAGCTTCCCGGTCGACGCCGATCCGGATGCGTTGTTTCATTTTCGCCAACACAGCTTGGTCGGACGCCGCCAGCCCGGCCCTAATCGGGTTCGGTGACGCAGCCGGCATACTGCCTGTATTTCGCCCGGTTTTTTTCTGTTTACGGCTCTCTGTCCCGAGCAGCCACCAATGCACGTTCCGCGCCCCGATGCCCACGCCCGGCCTATCCCCCCGCTGCTGTCTGTGCTGCTGTTGCAGAGTACCTTGGCGGCTTTTCTTGACCCCCACCGCCGCGCCCACCTTGCCTCGCACTTGGTTCCGTTTCAATCTCTGTGCGCGGGAGAACTTTGATCCGATCGCTTGCCGAACGCCTTTCATGTTGCCGGGAATTTGGTTTTTGATGGTCCGCTTGAGGACGGTCATCCCGGACCCGATCGCTTGAATGAGGACCCTCCTCGCAACCTTACGCGGGAGTTCGTTCAGCATCGTGTCGAGTTCCTTGACCCCGGTTAACTGGCTCACGTTGTCAACTCCGCACACCGAAACTCAAGGATTTCCGGCATCTCCTGCACTCGTGTTTTGCGGATGATGTTGAGCTTCCGGGTTTCCCCTTTGTCCTTCCACAAAAACCGCCACGTTGCATCGGCTTGCCTCAGCGCAGTGTCCCCCAGGGTCCGCACGATATGGGTGACCGTCGATTTCTGCTGATGATCTTCGCGATACTCCAACCCGCCCTGTCCAATGACGTTCGCCCGCCGCTCAGCCACAAACGTCCAATTCGCATCGCTCGACAGGTCAATCTCTCCGTAGGTATCAGCCCCCGATGTCGCTGGCTTTTGCACCGTGATGGGGTGGATGTACTGGCCACCGCCGCGCGTGTTCACTTCCATCGTTCGTCCCACAGCAACGCCTGAAACCCCAATGCGATTTCATCCCCCACCGCGCCGACCGCTTCCCGATTGTGGAACCAGTGCCCCACCAACAGCAGGATTGCCTGCTGAATGTTCCGGGGGACGTCCGCTGGCTCTGTGCCGTAACCCGCCGTGAAAGTGACAGCAACCGCGTTGACCTTCTGTGATTGTGTCGCCGGCCACGTGGCCGCGACGGCTGGCAGCAAACGCCCCGGTTTGGAGATCGCGTCCAGTTGCGAAGACGCCACGGTCTGCGGCGCCCCGTCTGTGTCCGTGTAGTCAATCTGGCTCACCGTGATGACCGGTGGCCGCTCTAGCTCGATTTCCCCACGGCCCGTTGGGAAACAGTCCCTGTGCAACTTCCACGTCGCTGTGATGAGTTGCACGGCAAGTTGGTCTTCAACGTGCGCCGTGGCCCGCTCAATCAGCGGACGGATCGTCGACACGTCAAATTCGTCGTGCGTGATGCCCAGGTAGTCTTTCACCTCAAACAGTGAGACTGCCAAGTCAGCCGCTGGCGTGACCAACTCCAATGTCATCAGCGTTGTTCCGTGTTGTCAGGACTGTCATCGGTCGCCCGTTCGACCGGGTCAGCGGGAATGGCCGCGCCTTGGTCCAACCAGACCCGCGCTTGGGCCGCGTTCACAGTGACGGTGTCGCCGGGCATGCCTTCCGCACCTTTGACGCCGGAGTTGTGCCTCAACTTGACTCTGATTTTTTTCTGTGCCATCTCTGGTTATCTCTTCAGTGGAAAAACGTGCCGGCGTCAGACAGGCGGGCAGCCCGCCCAACACCGGCACGGATTGGAAACAAGGATCAGACTGCGGCCTGTTGCAGCACCTTGACCGGATTGGTCCCGGCGTCGACAAGGTCGCCGTCGACCCGCATGAACGCCATGAACCCGGTTTGATCCGCATCACGATAGCGCTCTTCCAATCGGTAGAACCGGACCGTGTTAACCTCACGGATGATGTACTTGCTGTAATCCCCGAACAGGACCGTCTTGGCGTTGATGGCCATCGCCGACGCCATATCCTGATTGACGGTGTAGGGGTGGTTCAGCAACAGGTCAGGCACGTCGCCACGCAGCCCTGGCTGCCAAAGGTATTGGCTGTTGCCATCCTTCAACTTGCGGATGGCCGCGAGGATGCTGTCATGCAGCATGAACCCGGCAGACGGACGGGACCGGTAGGCCGGGTCAACGGAATGTTGCAGATCGATCAGTTCATCCGCCGTGATGGCAGTCGCACTGGCGGCTGTCACGCCGACGGTCGCGGCGGTCACCAAACCATTCGGCTGGCCACTCCCGGTGCCGGTCGTGAAGTGTTGCGCCGTGATCCGTCCCAAGCGTTCCCCCAACATCCGGCCAATTTCCGCCGGGAGATTGACCGCCTCATCTTCGATCAATTCCTGCGGAACAAGGATCGCCTTCGATTCGTACTTGTACGCCCCGAAAGTCACCACCCCGAAGGCAATGTCCTGCGTGTTCACGCTGGCGTTTTCTGCCAGCAACGCGCCTTTGTTGCCAGTGTCATTCACCGTCGGCCAGGGGAGGTCATTGCCTTCGCTGGTGCGCAGAATGCGAGCGACTTGCCGGGGGCCACCGAATTCCAGCAACGCCATTTCAAGTTCGTTGCTGAACCCTTCCGGGATCGCGTACTTGCCGGACGATCCGGTCTGAGTTGTCAACGCTCGGCTTTCGAGTCGGCGCCGGATGTCAGCCCGCCCTTGCCGGGACCACGCCTCCGGAGCGCCGTTGAAACCACCACGAAGCCGAAAATCGACTTTCGTTTGGCCGGGGTTGAACCCCATCCGCTGGCATGCCTGTCGGTGCCGCTCCGTCAAATCGACACCGTTTTGGTGTCGCAACCAAGAGTTGAACGCCAAATCACGGGATTCCGCGTCCGACGGGGACGAATCACGCTGCCCGCTCTGTTGCGAGGGGTCACCACCGGGGCGATAGGTGACCACGTCGGACACGTCCTGCCCTTCAACCGCCAACGCGCGGGCTGCAATTTCGCAGGCTGCCTTGCGGCGCATCAGTTCGCCGTAGGTCGCGTCGTAATCGCCATTGACCGTTTCGTAAGTCTGACGCTGTTCGTCGTCCTTCCACTGCTTGCCGTTGGACTCGAAAACGTCTGACATCCGGCGGATTTCGGTGGCGAGTTCGCCGCGCTTCTGCCGCAGGTCTTCGTCATTCAGTTTCGTGATTTCGCTGTCGGTCTCTTTTGCCATCGTTCGTTGTTTCCTGTCTCTGTCTCCGGTAGTGCGCATAAAAATAGCAGCTTGCCGGAGACTGGATTTTGTTCCAGTACCTCGCAAACTGCTGACGCTCTACGAGTTGACGGCTGTTGCTCGCCCGGTAATGGGTGCCAACGCTCTGTCAACTCGTGGCTGCCGCTCGGCTCGCCATTTCGTTTTGTCCTATGGTGTATTCTACAGAGACAGTTCCTTGTCTCCAAACGCTATTTTCTGATTTCTCACCCGGACCGCCTCCGCATCCTGTTGATGGGTCTCCCACTCGGCGCGGATGGCATCCAGAGACCCCCCATCGGCCCGCGACGTGGCCGACGTGCCAGTGTATGCGGGACTGGTCACGGGTCCGACGTCGTAAAGGTCCGCGTCAAGGATCGTCCGGATTTGGGCACCGTCCACCTCGCTCCAAAGTGTTTCCGTGGGGACAAACGCGAACGAACTGCCGGACAAATCCCCCCGTTCGATCTTCCGCAACACCCGCTGATGATCGGGATCATCGGGATCAAATGGGATTTCGTACCGCAAACCGACTTCATCAACGGACAACGTCACCGTGCCGGCTGACACCCGACCTAGCAAGTTGTCTGGATTGTGGTTGAACAGCGCCCGCGCATCGTGCCGTTCCCGCAACGCCCGGTCAAACGCGCCGCGTCCGATCCGCTCAACAGTGCCCTCCCAAAGTTCGTATTCCGTCGCCGGGTCGCCCTCGCGATGGAACACAGCCGCATAGCCCGCCAGCGTCTTCCCACCGTCGTCGCGGTCCGTGACCTTGAATCCCGCCGCCGCACTCGACAAATACCGTCGTTCAGTTGTCATTGCACACCCTTCGTTCAAATTCACTGGTCAGCCGGTCAACGCTCTTGCGCAGTTCTCCGACCGAAAGATTCTCACATGTCTGCAACTCGCCGACGAATTGCGTCAACAGTTCTCCGGGGTTGTCGGCGAGATGCCGCTTCAGTCCCGACTGCAACCACTCGAAAAACGCCCGGTGGTCCTTGGCTTTGCGGCGGGCGGACGCCGCCACGTCAAACACTCTCCGAATCGTGTTCATCCGGTCGGCTGACCGTCCCTCGTCGTCGGCTGGGCCTCGTGGCTGATCGTTCTCGCCCTTGTCCGCCCCGCCGTCCGGCGTGACGGATTCCATGCCGTCGCTCGAATCTCCGTCTCCGTCCGGGTGAGGCCCCAAGTTTTCCCCCTTCCGCCACTCATCGCGGGTGATGAGCTTCGCACGAATGCCAATCGCGCCGGTCGTCACCCGTTCCTTATAGGACATCGCCAGCAACGCTCGCGTATTGTGCTCAAAATAATGTGAGTCTCGTTGACGTTCGCCGATGCTCAGTAGTCGCATCCAACATTGCGAAACGATTTCTTCAAGCCACGGCGCAAGCGTGGAATCGAGGTAGGCGCGGTTGTCTTCGGCCTTGCTGTTGTAGGAGACACTGTCGGACAGCCCGAGCCGCGACGGTGACAGGTTGAAGAACCGACCGACCTCTCGGACGGACGCCTCCGACGATTCCACCATCTGCGAATCGCGCAAACTGTCCGACGCCGCGTGGAACTTGGCCCCGTCGCGAAGCACGACCGTTTTGAACCAGGCGTCCGGGTCCTCATAGGTCTTGCGGAATCCGCTTTCGAGGGTGTCCGCGAATGCGGGCGACGCCCCCATGGGCACCTCCAACGTCCCCCCTTTGCGCCCACCCTTTCGGAAGAACTTGGACACATAACCTTGTTTGGCGAGCGCCTGCCCCCACACGTCCCGCGCGTGCTTGACCAGTTCTGCGCCGACCGTGCCGTCAAAACTGATCCCACGAATGTGAATGATTGAAGAGGGTTCAATGAACTTGACGCCCCCATCCTTGTCCAGATTGGAGACCTCATATCGCAGGCCGGCCCCTTTAACGGTGACCAGCCGTGTCCGATCCGGCAAGAGGTTGATCAGTTCTGAAGGCTGGCCGTTCTTTCGGACGATCCAGCCGTATCCATTAAGATCGGAAGAGCACACGTCTGAACTCCAGTCACATCACGATCTCGTATGCCGT